CCGCGAGTACGGCGAGGGTCTGGTGACCTACACGGGTAACCAGATGATTCGCAACACCCTGGAGTTCTACTACCAGACGTGGTACGGCCCGAACCTGCGCTACCTCGGGATCGACAAGATCATTGAGGATGCGTCAGGGGTGAACCTGGATAACCACGAGGAGGTGCTGGTCAACTGGCAGGATACCCTGCTGGGAGGCAAGTTCAAGAATCCGTGGCTCTCGCTTCGCATGGCCGTGTTCTTTGATGAGGTGATCAAGACTGGCTTCAGCGGAGCGCATCTGGAGTCTGACTTCGTCACCAGCGGACCCATGGCGCTGGGTCTCATGAGCCGTGACCGCAACATGATGGCTGACACCAGCATGTTCGGTGCTGACAACCGGGACTGCCGCCGCACGGTGGCAGAGCTGGTGGTCGTTCCCAACTCTCTCAAGAAGTGGGAATCGAAGCTCAAGTCCAAGGACACGGCAAAGCCCTTCGTGACCCAGACCACCTACGGTCAGGGTCCTCGCGGGGCTGTGGCGGGTCTCTTCTGGGATGATCCCAAGAAGGCTCCGCTCAGCTGGCTCTCGCCCATCAACCTTCCCAACGAGAAGGTGATGGACAAGCTCTGGACTGACAACAGGAACCTCTTCAACGAGGACTATCTGCACATCATCCGTGAGCTGGGCTGGGTCGAGGGCTACTCGGCCCTGTACGATCTGTCCTCGGAGTACTACAATTCCTTTTGGGGTGCTTACCACACCCTGAAGGAGTACTGCCAGTCCATCGAGAAGGCTGGTCGTGCGTACACCACGCGAACGGGACGGAAGCCGTCGTTCACCAACATCGGTGGCTGGACCTACAACCACCACAAGTGGGAGATCATGTCCGGTGGGAAGGTGATCCGGTGCCGCTACAACGGCATCGGGTGCCAGCGGTTCTTCCCGAAGGGCATGGAGGTCAGCATCGGTGAGATGCACGACATCGCTGATCCCTACAGTCTGGTGGTTCGCATGACCCACCAGGCCGATGCGTGGATCCGCATGATGATGTTCCGTGCGATCCGCAAGTGGCAGCTCCGCTACTGGGGTCGCTATGTGGGACACGCGGCGGTTCACGATGCGTTCATCGTGCCTGTTCGTCAGGCCGTGGACATGCATCGGATCGTTCGTCCTGTCCTCCATCGCTTCGTGGATCAGTACGTTCCGAGTGTGGACAAGTTCCTGATCGACAACGGTCAGGAGGCTCCCAAGCCGCTCTCGGACAAGCAGATGGACCTCATCCACTGGTCCATCGCTCACCACACTGGGTGGATGAAGTTCTGATTTGACCGCCTCTAACAACGCATGGCACGGGGGAAACCCCGTGCTGTGCTTTGGGCAATGCTGCCCGCCCTGCCTACTAGGTCTTAGTAGGGGTTACCCGTGTCCCATAAACGGGCTTTTAGGAGTATGCCCATGAGTGGCATCAATGTCGGTCTGCGTCGCGTGATCCTCAACCCCGAGGGCAAGATCGTCGGCACCTTCCTGCCGTCGAAGAAGCACTTGGGGAAGATCGCCCTGACCACCTTCCTCCCGACCGGAGACACCCACACGGTGATCAAGGGCCAGGAGGACTGGCTCCAGATCCAGGAGCGGAACCCGGACTGGATCTTCCAGAACTCGTACTTCACCGTCGAGTGCAAGAAGGAGGGCGAGGAGGTGGTGATCATGCTGACGCACAGCTGTGTTCCCGAGTGGAACGTGACGTGCCGTGTCGCCCACCAGCCCAACTGGCAGGATCTCTTCCTCGACCAGTTCCGTCTGGCGCAGCGCACCCTCGGTCGTGAGACCCACATCGGGAACTTCGTCGATCTCACGGTCTAACAGCCGTGGAGCAAACCCCCCTAAGCGACTAGGGGGGCCTCTCCTTTGCTGTTAATCTACTAAAAATAGATTATTAGTAGCCATAGGCTAGGGAGTAGTTATAGAGTAGAAGTGACATTCTCATGTTATGCTCATTACAGACCATGCCATACCATACCCTGCCATACCCCTACCCAGGTATAAGAATGCCTGTAATGCAATCCTAGGGGCATTTCCGGGCATCCTATTGGGTATATCCCATGCAATTACACCTAAAAGGGGGTATTGCTGTGGTATGCCCTGCTAATTTCCCATGTCATCCTATTAAATGTATCTTATCTTATGTTTATTTATCGTCCCCTTCGGGGACCGTGGTGGAACATAGGCAATGCCTATACCCTGACATGACATGACAGGCGGCGTAGCCTACCATGACATGACAGAACAGGAGAGGACACATGTGCGCAGACAATACGCAGTCTGATACCGTGCCCCAGGGTGAGATCGTTCAGTTCGATCCCATTCAGGCGATGCTCAGTTCCGGCAAGATCACGATCACCAGCAAGGGTGACGAGAACTGGCCTGGGAACTACAAGAAGCTCAATGATCGTCAGGTCATGAATCTTGTCAAGATGGTCCTGGATGGCAAGGCTCGCCGTCCTGAGACCGTCAAGGCCATCCTGACGGAGGCCCATGAGCGTGGGCTGGTTACAGCCTAACGTCCCCTGACGGGGACCGTGGTGGCCTATAGGGAAACCTGTAGGCTACCTTTCAAATCACCAACTAGCCATTCTATGGAATGGGTAGTGCCTTAATGGTGTACTCTACGACTTGGCTTACTCGTAGACATTACCTGATAGGTGAGTTATCAGGAAGTAAAGCCTTGCCATAGCTATGCTATGATGTCGGCTACGGATGCGAGTTCCGTATACCTGAGCATGTATTTAAACTGCTCAATGGTGTATGCAACCTGGCAAGTTACCAATTAACTGGGCAGGAGGGCCTGAGCATAACTAAGCCCTACCATAAAAAGGGCTCTATCCCGCTAGTTAGGGCACGATTCTTGTAAGGGAATCATTGACGTAACTAGGCACCTGAGCAAGTGTAGTAAACTGCTCACTTCTGTCATTGCATGTTGTACTTGCAATGGGTATACACAGAAAGGGGGTGTTTTATGACACTTCTCAAACGTCTTTAGCTGAGATCCAGTCTCATCTAAGGCGGAATCCCACCGCCAATGACGTACCTAAATGGGTGAGCCTTTGTTGAAGGTCTGTAGGGTGGTAGCCTACATCAACAACTCGCTTGGACGAGTATAAATAGGGGTTAGGTCCAAGGCGCCCCCTCCCATAACAATGGGGGGTCCCGACTGCTACAGCCGTGGCAACCGTAGACTTGAAACACCTACGGCAACTATCGCCAGTTTCAACGGTCAAGGGCTAACTCGTATGGAATACCTAAACCCACATTCCATATCTGGTAGGGCAAATAGGGTTACATGGGACCTCCTAGTGGAAACGCTAGGTGGTCTTTTCCCTCTCAAGTTGCGTGGTGGCTTGAGGTTTGGAGGGATTAACACCTGTGCAGTCCCGTAATGAGCCGCAGCGGGATAAGATAAAGGCTCCCATGCTTCTTAGTGGGAAACTATTAAGAAGTATTTGCCGACAGGTTGTGTAGTGTGGGATGTTCCTTGACTTATGGTGAGTCAAGTATCCATATCCACCATGTATGCCACACTATTGGGAGGTTCGAATCTTCCCACGGTATTTACGCCACTTAACGGCAGAAGGGAAGTCAACATGACGAGTAAGTATAAACTCGGAATGTGTCCATTCGTTTACATGGACATAGTTCAAGACCGTCCATGGGATACCTATGGACCAAACCTTTCTTGGGGTGACTTCGGGAATCTCAAGACAGATCTGGAAAAGGTTTTAGAAGGGCTTCACGATCAACGGGATGTTCTTCTGGACCAGATCAATGCTCTACAAAATGAGCTCTACAAAAGGGGCATACCCTTTCCGCCTGTACGGGGAGTTTAATCTCCCAACAGGCATTCTCCCCGCAAGGGGAAGGCCCACATAGGATTGGCAATCCTGGGCACCGCAAGCAACCGTCCCTAGGCGGCATATAAATCGGGGACACCACTTGTTTGTAGGTTTGGGGTATACTAGTTCCCCAAGCCAACCGAGCCTGAATATGCTCTGGTCATCAAAACTATTCTGGATTTATCGCTCCAAGAGGAGCCCAACCAAATTCTCTATTTGGTTAGTGGTCTACAGACAGCAGCGACCACGGTAATCTAAACGCTGTTCCGACCTGAGTATGTCGAGAAACTACTCAAGACACAGCAAGGCAAGTATCCAAATAGCTGGGAGCAGCGGTGCACAGGATACCCGACTTGCAGACCTGAGCATGTCCTGTTAAACTGCTCAAAACTACCCGCACCCATCCTCCCGATCTGGAGGCAGTTAGGGGTGTATCGGACTCTGCTAACGCTTAGTTAGTAGATACGCCATTGGCCATGGTTCACCTAGGTTCTGCACCTAGGGGTGCAATAAACTCCGAGTGCAGCGGAGTGGGTATGGACGCTGGCAATCCATACTTATGTAATCAGCCACCGTGTTACTCCGAGCGGGCAATTCGGAGTTCCTTATAAGATGTACTCTCGCGTTGAGAGTACGCCTTTATAGGAGAGTTAACATGATTGAGTGCATCAAGCAGTGGCAGACGGAGTACGGTCCCAAGTCAATCTGGAAGGTTGATGACAGATACTTCTACATTTCCTCGGTTAACAGCCAGGAAGGTCATATCCCGGTTCGGGAAACCATGGCTTTTCTGTGTACCGAGTCTGGAGAGGTGCTGGATTGGCTGGAGTCCTGGGCTGGGTACTTTGAGACCCCTCACCGGGAAGTTGCAACATGGCTCCAGGAAAACAGGAACGAACAGCACGCAGAGTCTTAAGGAGTAAACATGAGCAAGCCAAGCAAGAACAAGCGCCGTAAGCGCAAGACGGGGTTCATCAATCTGACCCCCAAGCAGCCATTCAATCACCGATTCGCAACCTTTGCCCAACTGGCTGCATGGGCATCTCAAGGAAAGAACAATGGATAACGGAATTCGAATCGCCCTCTGGGAAGTCAACTCTGACAACCCCAACAGCCCCAAGTTCAATGGTACTGTTACCATTGATGGAAAGGAACATAAGGTTTCGCTCTGGGACAATAGCAGTGCTACCCATCCGCGAGCTCCTCGCCTCAAGGGTAAGACATCTCGACCCTCACCCAAGCTGGAAACCGAAGAACTTCCTTTCTAATATCGTCCCCTTCGGGGACCTTGGTGGCCTATGGAGAAATCCATAGGCTACTTTTATCCCAATACCCTAGTATGTAGCTAGGGATCAAACCTAGGTTTATAATAATATAGTTATTATTATACCTAGGTATTAAACCTAAGTAAAGGATATAGAATGGGTTTGGATACTTATGGGGCTTATCACTCTAGCCACCCCAAGTACGTCAAGGACAATAGTCTAATCCCAAATGAACTGTTTCCAAAGAATTGCCTTTGTGGAGGCATGTTCTCTGGTGGCGGTAACTCATTCCGGGGTAAGGTCTATGCTCCTTGGGTTGAATGGGCCACTGGGTATTCTCTTTATGAAGAGGAGCTTACCGAGGAAGATGTTGATGTGATTGTTGAAAAGCTTTCCAATTGCACCAACGAAGACTGTTACGCTGGATTCGTTGCCGATACTGGTAACGAATACGACGTTGATTATAATGAACTCAAGGGCCTACTCAAATGGTTTGAGGTGGTCAAGTCTGAACGAGGAATCGTAGTAGGATGGTGGTAACAATGGTTAATACGGATATTGTGAAGCAGAAGATCAAGGATCGTCAGAACCGCATTGATACCTATGCGGAGACCAACAAGGTGCCCAAGATTTCAGCGGCAATCTTTGTTGATCAGAATGCACCCTATACCACGAATCAGAATATGCTTCGTGAGGTTGGGTTCAATGTTGATCAGGTCACTGAAGACAACTACCTTGAGGTCCTTGAGGCTCTCAGGGCAATCGGCGTTATCGTGTGTACAAATGACAACAAGCCTAGCAAGATTGCTAGGGTTCTTAATACAATCATCACTGAGGAGATTCCTGAATGCTGGGGTGGTCCTGACGTGCAGGAATTTATCGACATCAGTTGTGACGAATTTCTGGAGAACTCAGAGGTATGAATAAGTTTAATCTCTACTGTGGGTATAAGAACGAAGTTATTCCCAATCGTGTTTCCCTTAACTTCTATGTTTCTGGAAACCAGGATACGATGGAGAACAACTCCATTATTGCCGAGATTGTCTTTATCGACAATGATGGGATTCCCCATGCTTTCCCACTCAAGGAGCAGGATCTGAGAAGCCTTTCGCGTATCTCGGACAACATCCTCACGCTCAACGAAAAGTTCAATGACATCTCGTATTTCAACAATGCTCCCATTTGATCTTGACGAGTACTACAATTACCTTGAGATGAATTACGACGAGATGGAAATGGATAAGTATGGAAATCAACCAAATGAATACGAAGTTGATCCGCAATACGGATCCATCGACTGCGAAAATTATTAACAATCTGTTTGATCGGGGAATCATAAGTGACTTCTCCGACGATGGTTGGGTACTGTACAAGAAGGAATGGTATCCAATCTCTACATTCATCGAAAGGATGGAACTATACAATGGCAATCTTTAATTCAGTGGGCACGGACATTCAGGACTGTTCCTTTGAAACCGCTCTTGAGAAGGCAGATCTCAATTGGACTGTTTCCAAGCGGCCCATCTTTGTTCTCAGTGAGAACGACCAGGATTGGCACGGAACTAGCAAGTTCTTTGCCATGACCCGAGATGACAAGGATCACATCCTTGGAATCGTTGGTCCTGACTATGTTCCTGTTCAGAACCGGGAACTTGCCTATCTATGCGAGCGACTGCATGGAAAGCATGTCAAGATCGAAACTGCTGGATCTCTCTATGATGGACAGCGTGTCTGGATCCAGATGCGAGGCGATGCCTTTGGCGTTGGCCCTAAGCATGATGAGAATATTCCAATGACCCTGTTCACCAATGGACATGATGGTCAGTGGCCTCTCTCTTCTCTACCTACTTCGTATCGTGTCATCTGCCAGAACACCCTGAACATGGCTCTTCGCAGTGGCAAAAAGAACAACATGATCATTTCCATGAAGCATGTTGGCGATATGCAGAGTCGTCTTGAGCAGATGATCATTGCCATTGAGCAATGGAAGGATCGCACCGAGGCATTCAAGGAGAAGGCTGAGATCCTTGCACGCAAGGAGATCAACTCTGAGTTCATTCAGAATTTCTGGACGAACATCTATGCCGACATGTTCGGAACGATTCATGAGAATCCAATGAACGAAGATCAGCAGCAGGACAACAAGGATGCAATGGGAACCATGATCAAGTGGTCCAATACCTTTGACTCAGAGGTTAAGCACTCCGGAGCCAATCTCTGGACCGCAATGAACTCGGTCACCTACTGGCTGGATCATCAGCAGATTTATCGTGGAAGCAAAAAGTCAGAGAACAAGTTCAACGACACCCTCTTTGGCAATGGAGCCAAGGAGAAGGTCAATGTCATGAACTACGCTCTTGAACTGGTTTAATCCTAGGGGACAACCTTGGCTAGCAATGGCCAAGGTTGTCCCTTTTTTACCAATATATGCCTAAGGTACTAGACATAACCGTGCGTATCATAGAGTACGACAACCTTAACGTCACCTTGCCTTTTGCGGAACATAGGGTACAACTCCCATATGCAAGTATCCCTCCAAGTATACAAGCTCAAGAGAATGATCTCGCCATATGTAGATATGTTGCAGAGAACTGTATGTCAATGGAATCATTGTTCGTTGTCGATTGACGATACTGTCATTCATTTCTTCGATGACTACGATGTACCAAGGTGGATAACCAAGGAAACAGACCAAAGAATGTTTCCAATTATGCAGGAAATACCTGTAGATGTACTACCCATTTCACTTGATAATCTTCGGTTGTTTACTAACAACCTACCCAGATACTCAAGATACGACAAAGTATCTCGACAACTTTGGTACTACAGTCTAGGATTGTGGCCAAAGAGAAACGACTGCGTTGATAAGTGCAGTGCTACACTGACATATCTTTTTAATATCCCACGGTGTTATACAACACCAGATAAGCTAATAGAGATTGTAGATGATTATAGGAAGCACAGGATTCGTTGAGTATGTCAACCATATGGGAGATGATCTCATGGTTGTCAATGCTGCACGGGTATCCTTTAATAAGAAAAGCACTGAGCTAAACGACAAAGACATCAAGCTGATCAGCTACCTAGCTAAGCATGGGCACTGGACTCCCTTTGCTCATCCCCAGATTTGTCTTCATATCAAGGCACCATTTCCCATCCGAACCCAGTTCTTCAAGCACAAGGTTGGATTTGTAGAGAATGAAGTTAGCCGTCGATATGTGGATGATGAACCCGAATTCTTCTATCCTAAATGGTCCCACAGACCAGAAGGATCAATGAAGCAAGGTGCCGGAGAAAATGTAGATACTGACCTTCAGAACAGAGCATATTTAATTTACTCACAAGCAATGGACATGTGTAGTTCTGCTTATCAAAGTCTATTGCGTAGCGGCATTGCACCTGAACAAGCAAGAATGGTTCTTCCACTTGGTACATATACCGAATGGTACTGGACTGGTAGTCTGGCTGCGTATGCAAGATTCTACACACAGCGATCCGATCCACATGCCCAAGCAGAGATCAGAACCTATGCTGAAGAAATTGGTTCTATTCTTTCTGGTTTGTTTCCTGTATCTTGGTCAGCTCTTACCAACTCCAGGATAAAGCCTGAGTAACCGTGTTTGTAGCATAGCTACATTCGCAAAGGAGAATTATGCTAGAAACATGGAACAAACTGAGTAAAGAAGAACAGCAAAGAAGAATTGTCATTCAGAAGACATTGGAAGAAGAACTTCTTGACAACGGTATTGAAAAGTATTGGAGAGAATATGGAAGATCGCCTGACGAAGGAAAGCCTGAACAACTTCTTCTTGAGTCTGCGGTAATCCACCTTACTCCATTCTACCAGAAGTGGATTGACGAGTGTTGTTCAAACAGAAAGTCACCTGATTGGCTGGCTCCTCTATTGTCTGTTGGTGCTGCCAAGATGGCAGATGTCACCATTAGGTCAATGATGCGTCTGTTTCTTACACGCAATACCATACAAGCATTCGATGAAACAATCGGAATCCCGGCCAATGCTCCTGTTGCACAGCAAGTTGCAAAACTCATTGCCGAGGACGTGATCTCAATAGTCTCGTATCAACAAGCTAAGAAGAGATTCTCCGATGACTGGCGTAAGCAGTCAAAGTTTATTAAGAACTGGACCGTAAAGAGATGCAAGGCATTCACCAAAAAGATGTCTGAACTTCCACGGATCAGAGCCAAGGAAAAGGAAGACTTCGGTCACAACATGCTTCGCATTGCCTTGGCAAGCGACATCCTAGTTAGTCGGGTCCATTGGAATGGAAAGAACAAAAAATCCCTTCTTGTTTCCTTTGCTCCTTGGATCCTTGCCGAAATTCAAAAGAGACATGAACTACTGGAGACTGCCTGTCTGGTCTACCGACCTATGGTATGTCCTCCAGTTCAGCACACGACAAAGGAAGATGGTGGATTTCTGTCTCCTTGGGTAAGAAAGAAGATGATCAAGAGATACCATCCTGTCGGAGCAGATCCAAAGGATTGGGACTCACGTCCATCCGATCTTGTCCTAAAGGGTCTTAATGCACTGATGAACACCGAGTGGTCTGTCAACACAAAGGTCTATCAGGTAATGAAGACCATGTTTGAGAACGACTACAAGACTGCCAACCTTCCAGCATATACCTTCAAGGACTATGCATTCTCAAGGCCATATCCTGAGAATGGAACCAAGGAAGAGCAAGCCAAGTGGATGCAGGAATCCAACGAGGCTTGGGGTGAATGGTACAAAGAAGAACAAGCACGGTCAAGAATGATTGTCCGTCTTGAACTTGCAAAGAAGATGAACCAATGGAACTTCTTCTACATGCCTTATACCCTGGACTTCAGAGGCCGAGCCTATTCGGTCTGTGAACTACTGTCTCCTCAAGGAGTTGACTTTGATCGTGGACTCGTCCACTTTGCAACTCCAAGAAGGCAGACAAAGGAAGGCTTGTACTGGTTGTATGTCCATACTGCAAACCTGTTTGATCAGGACAAGAAACCATTTGATGAAAGAGTCAAGTGGGTTCTTGCAAACATGGACATGCTCAAGAAAATTGCAGAAGATCCCTTTGCCAACAAGGAATGGATCGACCCAAGCAAGAAGAAGAACAAGTCCTTTCAACGTCTTGCTGCAATCTTTGAAGTCTGCAGAACTGACGGAATGACTCAGCTTCCCATACAAATGGATGGTGCAAACAACGGAGGCCAGCATTGGTCTGCCATCATGCGTAACAAGAAGCTTGCGGTGCTTACCAATCTGATTCAAACGGAAAAGCCTCAGGATCTATATCAGTTTGTTGCGGATTCCGCCACAGACTTCATGAAGGAACATCCCGAGAACAGGTGGTATCCCGCATTCCTTGAATACTGGGAAGGAAAACTACCTAGAAATGTCACCAAGCGATCCACCATGTGCGATGCTTATGGACTTACTTTCTACGGTATGCAGAAATATGTAAAGCAAGAAGGACATGTTGACTGGGTTTCCAAGGAACAACGGGGTGGTGCTGTTGTCGAACTGGCAAGAGCCATACAGGCTGGCCTAGGGGAGACAATGGAATCGCCCAACCAAGGAAAGGAATGGCTACGAGAGGTCGCTGACATCCTCAATGCCATGAACAAACCCTTCGTATGGACCACGCCCTCCGGGTTTGAAGTCCATCATGTATACAATCAGGTTCTTGAAAGAGTGAGTTATGCTGAGTTGTTTAATAGACAACAACTGGTATTCTCCACTGTTACTGAGGATCTGGATGGCAAGGCTCAGTACCTTGCAATCTCTCCAAACTACATCCATTCATTGGATGCAGCCCATATGTTCATGACAATCGACAGGATGCTGGACAACGGCATCAATGCTTTCTCGTTTGTCCATGACTCGTATGGAACCTATGCACCGGATGTTCCCTTGATGCATCGGTTGTTGAGAGAGGAATTCATCAAGATCCACAAGGAGAATCAACTTGAAAAAATCAAGAAAGAAATCGAAGAAAGATATGGAATCTACCTCCCCGAAACCCCCAAAGCGGAAGACGGGTTCCAGATCGAAGAAGTCCTTGAATCAGAATACTTCTTCGCTTAAGAATGTTTCATATCCAGATAAGATTCCACGGTTAGTCAAGGTTACTTGGGTAGATGCCATGACTATTGGTGGGGCCGAGTGGTTGGAAAAGGATGAAGCAAAGTCTTCAGCCAAGGAACCCCTCCCAATGATGTTGACTGTTGGATTTGTCCTTCACAATGATGAAGAACAGATTTCGTTGACCTCCACAATCGGCCCTGGTGAGACCGCTCAGGTAAACAAGATACCTAAGCGAATGATTGTAAAGATTGAGGAAGTGTGATGGCTGAGCAGAAAAACATCAGAAAGAAGGACTTCAAGGAGTTCAATCCAGAGAAGTATAAAAGAGAACAAGACAGGCGCAAACGTCAACTTGCTAGAAAACAAGCAAGAAGGAGTAAATATGGATCAGATTCCTGATCATCTCAACTATTATCAAAAGCTGCACCTACAGGGTAAGTTCAATGTGTATGAACCAATCCCGCAGGAAAATGGAGAACCTCTTCCACCACTAGCAGTTCAGTGGAAGGAAGATGCTAAACGAAGATGGGGGAACAATGAGAACACTGGTAATCGGTGACTTGCATTGTCCCGCAGATCACGATGAGTATCTTCATTTCTGTCTAGATATGAAGAAGAAGTACAAGACAAACAACACGGTATTCATTGGCGATATAATCGACCACGAATCCATCTCGGCTCACGACAAGAACCCATCTCTGCCCTCTCCTATTGATGAAATGGAAAAGGCAATGGTCAATGTGCAGAAATGGTATGCGGCGTTTAGAAAAGCCTCTGTCTGTATTGGCAATCATGATGCCCGTGTACAAAAGAAAGCTGTAAAGAATGGCATTCCTGAGGTTTATCTCAAGTCTTATAGCGATGTGTATCGCACTCCCACTTGGAATTGGGATTATAGTTTTGAATACAATAGCGTTTATTATGTTCATGGCGATGGTTGGGGTGGTCAGTATCCCGCTTTCAATGCTGCCAAAGCAAGACTGCAGTCGGTAGTCTGCGGACACCATCACTCCCTTGCTGCCATTAACTGGATTAAAGGCCCGAATACCATGTATTTTGGTATGAATGTTGGCGCGGGCGTGGATCAGAGCCACCCAGCACTTTCATACTCAAAGCCACACCTTAAGAAAGCCATCCTTAGTTGTGGTATCGTAATTGATGGCACCCAACCTTACTTGGAGATCATGTAAATGAGCGAAGAGCAAAACAAGCAGATGGCAGGAGTGCCCGTGGATGCACTCGTTGCCTATCTCTCTGACCTTTATCGTCAGCTAGATAACATTAGTTTCAATATCCGCACAAACATTCAGAACATTCTACCCAAGGTAGAAGGAGAAGTAAAAGATGCCGACAGCAACCAAAGCTAAGTACGCTAAGCCATTCGTGACTGGCAATGTCACGGTCAAGTGGTCACACCTCATGTCCCCAGACGACAAGTTCGGAAACCCAAACCATTCCGTAACTGTTGAGCTTACACCGGAGCTGCAGAAGCAGCTTCAATCGTCTGTAAAGGAACTAGGTGGCAAGAAGATCAATGGACTCAAGGAGTCCGATGGAATCAAGACCATCAAGTTCAAGAACGTACTCAAGGCCAAGGAAGGCATCAAGACTTTCCCAGTCATTGGCCCGGACACCAAGCCAACGGATACCGTTCCTTTCGGTTCCGATGTAGTTCGGGTCAAGGTCACTCCTGCCCTCATCAGCCGTGACAACTCGGTTTCATTCTACATGGAGTCGATTCAGCTGATTGAGCGCAACTACGTCGGACAGAACTCAGACTTCAAGCCAGTTGATGGCGGCGATTCTGACGTTCCATTCTAAGTAGGTGACTCATGCGGAGTTATAGGTTCCCAATAAATCCCGTCGCTGCTTCCCGACCAAGGGTCAGCAAGTTCGGAGCATACTTCACGGGACCTTACAAGAAGTTCCGCTCGGCGGCTGCTATTATAATCAATAGAGTCCTCGGGCGGAACTTCACTCCAATGAGTGGAAAACTTGCAGTCGATATAAAATGTTTTGTAACAAGACCTAAAACAACCAAACTAGAATATCCAAAAGCCGATGTAGACAACTACAGCAAGGCCATTCTAGATTCGTTGAATGGTAAGTTGTGGGATGATGATTCACAAATAACCGCCTTATTCATTTCAAAACAATGGGCGGATTCCGGTGAAGAAGGATACTTCATCGTGGATATTGAGGAAATCAAAGTTGAACATCGAAAAGTATCGTGAAATAGCAAGAGAAGAATTCAAGAAGATCGACCGACCAAGGTCGCACAACCATGTATCGCTTGTCTTAATGGACAATCGTGTACTTGGTATTGGAATCAACAGGAGAAAGACCCATCCTCTGGCCGCCAAGTACGGCTACAGGAGCTGCGAACTCCACAGCGAACTCGATGCGCTACTGAAGGTTCCAAAGAATTATAGAGATGATGATCTTATCTTGCTTAACTTCAGGTTTGGTCCAAAGGGAGATATGAAACTGTCCAAGCCTTGCAACTTATGCTTGCCGTGGTGTATGGAAACGTTTGTTGAGATATACTACTCTGTTCCCAATGGACTCGTTCAATTGGATTATTAAGGTCAAGCTATTGACTGGTGTCAGCCATGCCTAACATGTTCGCAGACATGTAAATAAAATGGTGGCATAGCGGGGGTTCGATTCCCCCAGATAGCTATCGTCCCCTTCGGGGACCGAGGCAGACGGTAGGGTGCCTGATAGATTTGGTAAAAGGTCGTGACTTATAATCGCGCTCATGTGGGTTCGACTCCCACCCCTACTACTACTAACAATCGGGCAGTGCGTTACTGCCCTGTTTTTATCGCAAAGGAACAATATGTCAAAAAGAATGTCGGTTAACATTGGACTTGTTCGTGTCGTAAGTGAAACTTGGTACTTTGATATTGAGGATGATGCTGATGCCCAGAAGATCTTTGAAGACATCAAGTCTAATCCAAATATTCTCTGGACAAAGTTTGACTCATACCTGTATGATTCTGATTTCCACGATGAATTGGTAAATGAGGTTATTGATTATGAAGTCGAATGATATGGAAGCAATCATTGTATTGTCAGACGGAGAAACTTGGAATACTGCAGATGGCTGTAGTCTTTGCATAATTACAAAGGAAGACTTTGCTAAGCTTTGTCGTGGCGAGGTAGACGCTAATGATCTGAACCCTGTAGTTGAAATTGGATTAGGAACCTACTACTATGGATCTAGAGGATGACACACACATGAACACACAACTTGGAACAACCACTGTGCAAGAAGTAATTAACGTACCAATTATGGTATCACCTGAAATCTATAATCAAATCGCTGAGATGGTAATCAAGAAGCTTGAACAGAATCCTGGTTATCACAATCTAATTGATGCAAAGATTGATTCATGGATGGATCGTAACTTTAGGCTCAGTGATTACAACACTGATGATATTCGGGATGACATCTTTAATGCAGTTCGCCATGACCTAAAGAACAGCATTCGTGCTGAGGTCGAGATCTACGTTAACTAAGGAGTAACAATGAAGAAGAAGATTATGGAAAAATGGGTTAAAGCCCTTCGTTCTGGGGAATACAAGCAGTGTCAGGAAACCCTGTGTTCCGTAGACTACAACACAGGTGAGAAGTCTTATTGTTGTCTTGGCGTTCTTACCGATCTATATCTTAAGGAACGAAAGCGACAGAAGAAAGGTCGTGGCATCAAGGGATTCCGAGAATTTACCAAGCAAGATGTAGCTCAATACGAATGTTCTTTTAATGCATGGGAAGTAAAGAAAGCTGGTAAGTTGCCTGAAGATGGTTCTCTACCCGATGAAGTTGCCAAGTGGGCAGGATGGACAGACCTTACGTCTTCTTGGATGGGCAGAACCTACAAGACAGGAACCTTCCAGACTCCTTCTGGAAAAGTAATCAGCCTTGCTGAACTAAACGACGGTGCTGATTTGTTTGAAGATATTCCACAAAAGGGAAAGTCATTTAAGCAGATTGCCGATGTAATCGAAAAGAACTACGAGCACATCTAACAGGTTGGGGTGCAGCCATGTAGGAAATGGCAGAGGTGACAAGCCTTGTCCTAGCATAGAAGCTAGACAACTCAGTGCAAATCTGAGCATCCCGCTTTGTTTCCATAGCTCAACTGGATAGAGCAACAGCCTTCTAAGCTGTAGGTTGCTGGTTCGATTCCAGCTGGAAACGTTAAAGGAGGATAATCAATGCTATACCATGAGATAGAAAAACTAGAACTAGAAATAGAACGCCTTCGCAATGAACTAACTGAGCGTATTCATATGTGTGATATGCGTTCAGAAAAGATTCTTGAACTTACAGCCGAGCGCGACGAGGCGCGGCGGATGTTCTGCAAGTGTCATGCACAAGCAGAAGCGATTGGATATGCCGAAGGGCGTGGTTGGGACTGCTTCAAGGAGAACAACTATGACAACGACTGAAATAGTTAAGCTACTAGAAAACGCAATTGATTACAATACTACATCTGAATATCACACTGGCTATAGTGCAAAAGAAATTCACAGAAAGTGTCTGTTTCTAATCCTTCGTTTGGAGATGGAGAACAAGACACTCAAGGAACAACTTAGTTTCCCCACTCCTAGGCCCCAACTAGGCTGGGGCAAGGGAAAGGACGAGTAGTCATGGATATGACTAAGGAAGAACAGGACCTATATGACAAGGGTTATCGCATCTGTGGTTTGTGCAGTCAGTGGTGTTTTCCGGTTAATCATCACAACGATTGCTCCATCTGTGCGGCAGCGCAGTATGGCGACTGAAGCAGATTACTGGAACAACTATTTCAGGACTCACCATAGGTGAGTCACTTGGCTTCGTGGCGGAATCGGCATACGCAGCGGACTTAAAATCCGTAGCCGCAAGGCGTGGGGGTTCAAATCCCCCCGAAGCTATTCAGATGTGGTGTAACGGTAGCACCGGAGATTTTGGTCCTCTGTGTCTTGGTTCGAATCCAAGCATCTGAGTACGCCCTTATAGCTCAGCTGGTAGAGCAACCGACTTTTAATCGGTTGGTCGCAGGTTCGATCCCTGCTGGGGGCATTATGAACTTTCCATGTACATCGTGTGGTTCATGTTGTCGTAGAGTATTTATGGTAGATATCTTTCCAAGGGAATGGATAAAGCAAGATGGTTCTTGCATACATCTAGAGAATGACCTTTGCAAGATATACAGTACCAGACCAGATTACTGTAGGATTGGGTATAGTTTTGATAGCACCAATATGTCAGAACTTGAGTACAAAATTCAAACAGCCAAGATCTGTAATTACTTCATGGAACAAGATGGAATCACGGACAAATTAATTCCACTCACTTTATTTCAAACGGAGCAAAATGGAAACTGAATCAAAGGTAGTATCTCGTAAGCGATGCCCAAGGTGTGCAGGACTTGGGCATGATACATCAGGAAACAACCTAGCCGTCTATGACGACGGACATAGTTACTGCTATGCTTGTCAATTTTACATCAGAGGAAACAAAATGGAAACAATCGTAGAGGAAACACCCGTATATGCAACAGAAAAGTTTCGTACTGGCGAGATCCAGGCTCTACCACACCGACGAATTAACGAGAAGACTACTCGACAGTATGGATACTCAACTACTGCAAACGGAGCAGAAGTGGAGAACTTCTATCGTGCGGATGGTACACTACAGGCTCAACATATTCGATACGAAGGCAAGAAGTTTGCGTGGATCGGAGACACATCTGGACTCCAGTTCTACGGTCAAAACCTCTTTCCTAGCGGTGGCAAAAGGATTCTCATTACTGAAGGAGCCATTGATTGTCTTACTATGGCCCAACTCTTTGACAACAAATACCCAGTCATCTCCATTCCAAACGGAGTCAACTCAGCTGTTCGTTGTGTAAAGGACAATTATGATTATCTTTCCTCGTTCGAGACCATCGTCATCTGCTTTGACATGGACGATCCAGGGCAGAAGGCAGCACGGGACGTGGCAGAAATACTGCCACCTGGCAAAGTCAAGATCATGGCCCTCCCACGAAAGGATCCTAATGAGATGCTTGTACATGCCGAGGCTGCACAACTCCTGCAAGCCTACTGGAATGCCAAGACATACTCACCCGATAGTATTCTTCATGTCAGTCAAGTCGTATCTGAGAATGAGAATTCATCTGTACAGGTCTACGAATACCCTTGGGATTCCTTAACGACATTCATGATTGGTCAGGACTCTGGCCGACTTAACCTTTGGACCAGTGCCACTGGACATGGCAAGTCAACCATCATCAGAGAACTGGTTGTAGATCATCTCAATCATGGTCGTGCCGTTGGTGCTGTATTCCTTGAGGAATCTCCTGAGCAGACCGTAGATGACCTGATCTCACTCAAGATTGGCAAACCAGTCCGCAAGATCATGTCTCAGCGTCAGCTTAATGAACTTCGCAAGTCAAATAACAAGTCAATTGTAGACATGGTTGAAGATAATCTGACAGAGGAAGAGTATGCAGAAGCAAAGACTTACATTTCCAGCAAGCCTCTATACCTTTATGACCATATTGGCAATGCTAATATTTCTAACATTATCAACCGCCTTGAGTATATGGCTGTTGGTCTTGATTGTAAAGTCATTTTCCTTGACCATATTACTCTTCTTGGTAATATGCTCCTATCTAGCGGTAGTGATTTTGGGAATGATGAAAGACTAGTTCTTGATTCGGTAATGAAGAAACTCCGCGAACTGGTAGAGCGCACTGGTGTTACGCTCCACGTCATTGCCCACATTAAGAAGACGGATAAGAACGTAGACGAAGGTGATCGAATCAATCTCAACGACCTTCGCGGCTCCGGTTCTCTTGCACAGATTTCAGATAATGTCTTTGCACTTGAACGAAATGCCCAGCATCCAGATCCCGCAACCGCCAACACAACCAATATTCGGGTTCTCAAGAATCGCAAGGGAGGTCGCAGAGGCATTGCTACGGCTCTGTTCTACAACGACCAGACATCCAAGCTTATTGATGTGCCATTTGTAATTACCCCCGAAGGAGAGGTGCTTTATCGCTATGAAGAAATTAGTGTTTGATATTGAGGCCAATGGTCTCAATGAAGTGATTGCTGGTAAGAAGGACAGTTATCTACCAGAAGCCACTAAGATATGGTGTATGTCCATCAAGGACATTGACACCGAAGAGTCTCTGTTGTTTGAGCAGGATAACCTAGAAGACGGAATCCAAATCCTCCGTAATGCAGAACTGATCATTGGTCATAACATCTATGCCTTTGACATTCCCCTGATTGAAAGGCTGTATGGTTCCCTGAACAAACAACCCTATACGGAAGTGCTGGACACTCTTATCCTAAGCAGAATGATCTATGGAGACAATCCACCTACACCGGATCAGTCGCATTCCCTGATGGCTTGGGGAGAATATCTAGGCCACAGTAAGATTGACTATCAAGGTGGATGGGGTGCATACTCAGCGGAGATGGGCAAGTATTGTCTTCAAGACTCCGTTGTGACTGCGAAGATATGGGATCACTTTGCCAAGCAAAACTACATGGTTCAGTATAGCCGTGCCGTCCGCATGGAACATGTCGTAGCAGACATGATCAAACGACAAGTCGAAGCTGGCTTTGGGTTTGATCTAGAGAGAGCAGAAACCCTTGAAATGGAGTTGCTAATTGAAAAGTCACAAATCGAAGACGAGATGCGCCGAATCTTCCCAGACAAGATCATTGTTAGACACTCTGAGAAGACAGGTAAACGACTCAAGGACAAGATCGAAGTCTTCAATCCAGGTTCTCGACAGCAGATTGCCGAGCGACTCAAGGAAAAATATGGATGGGAACCAAGCACCACCGACAAGGGAAACCCCAAGGTGGACCATGAAGTTCTATCTAACCTAGAGTATCCCGAGGCAAAGACACTATGCAAGTATTTCGATCTTATCAAGCTTATGAGTCAGGTATCTGATTGGATTAGTCGTTCTTGCAAATCAAGAGACAAGCGAATCCATGCATACATCAATACACTTGGTGCCGTGACTGGACGCATGTCAAGCAAGGAACCCAACATCCAGCAAGTACATTCCGATCCTCGGGCAAGAGCATTGTTTGTTCCAAGAAAGAATTGGGTACTTGTAGGTTCTGATCTCAAGGGTCTTGAACTTCGAATGCTTGCTCACTATCTGCAGCCATATGACAACGGAATGTATTCCAAGGAAGTTTGTGAAGGAGATATCCACACCCACAACCAGAAGGCTATGGAACTTGATTCAAGAAACACAGCCAAGACTGCAATCTACTGCTTCTTGTACGGAGGTGGAGATGAGAAGTTTGGCAAGACGATTGGCTGCTCGACTTACAAGGCCAAACAGACTAAGAACAAACTCCTTAGCAACATTCCCGGACTGAAGAAGCTGATTGAAAGCTGTAGGTTTGACACTCTTGACAAGGGATATGTCATGCCTTTCAACTGGAGACCAGTCTTTGTTCGCAAGGAACATGCTGCTCTGAATACATTGCTACAATCCTCTGGTGCTCATATTGCCAAGGCTTGGTCTTGCGTTGCTGATCAACGACTCAGGCTAGAGGTTGGTCAGGATAAATTCAATTGGGTTGCTTCCGTGCATGATGAACTTCAAATTGAATGCCATCCAGACGTAGCGCATAAAATCGGTACTATTCTCTGCGAATCCGCAACAACAGCCGGAGAACTCCTTCGGTGTAGATGCAAGATTGAAGCAGAGTACAAGGTTGGTTCTAATTGGTCGGAGACACATTGATGAGTTGGACAGAGGTTCTATTTGTTTCTTGTTTACTTTTTAGTCTTTATGCCCTATACAGGCTGGTTCAGGTTGGACTAGGAGAAGACGAATGACTGAAGCAGTATACTTTATGCGACAAGTAAACGAGTTTATAGCAAACAATCCCAAGCATCCTCTTGTTGTAGAGTACAACAGAGCAGAGATTGGTTTAGGTTACATTATCCGCCACTGGCAGGAGATTCAAAATGAGATTAATTCAAATAAGCGGTCGTGGCCGGGTAGGCAAGAGCACTCTTGCACACCTGATTGCAACGCACAGCCTTGATCTAGGCTACATTCCAATAATTCTTCCTTTTGCCAAGGCAATTAAGGATGCTGCCGCAAAGCAGGGACTTACTAAGGAATCTAATTCCAAGGAATACCGTGAGTTTTGTCAGAAGCTCGGTGCTGAAAAACGCAAGGATGATCCAGATTACTGGGCTGTAAGGACATTTGAAACAATTCAAGAGTACATGGTAAAAGAAATCGAAAATCGAAAAGCCAAAAAGGAAAACTTTGAATACATTGTTATTCAAGACGATGTTCGATACATGAACGAAATTAGATTGGGAAGAGAACTAGCCGCAACTCAGATCTTTATTGAGTCTGGGGAACGAAAACTAGAGGAAGAGGGTGCTGATTGGAGAAACCACGAAAGCGAGGTTCTTGCCAACGAGATTGAAAAATCCTTTGGTAAACCCAACAGCAACTATGAAGATCTGTTCGACGTAATCATTACCAACGATGAAACTCTCAAGGATTTAGACAAGCTGGTTAAGAACAACATTGAAGAATGGCTTGAACTCGGCTATCTAGAACTGGAGTTTGAAGATGAAGAAACCGAATGAAGCCATTCTTGATGGCGATATTCTTGCCTATAGGGCTGCTTTCTGGGCAGACTCGGAAGGCATAGAGGATCTTCCAAGCCGCCTTGAAAGGGACATTATCAACTGGACCCCACAAGGAGTGGATACGATCTATGTAGCCATGTCCTGCCCAAGAACCCACAACTACAGAAGGATGCTGTGGCCTGTGTATAAGCAGCACAGGGAAGGATTTAAGTCTCCGGACTCAATGCCTATTGCTCTTGAGGTTATGTATTCTCTGCCTAATGTAACAATTAGGTGCGTCAACAACCTAGAGGCAGACGATCTGATTGGAATGCTTGTTTCAGACCACAAGGCCATAGGCGTTACCGTAGACAAGGATCTACGGCAAGTTCCGGGCTGGCATCTCAACCCAGACAAGGAACCAGAACCTGTATTGGTCAGTCAGGAAGATGCTGACAAGTACTTCTATCAGCAGTGGATGACCGGAGATACTACGGATAACATCTGGGGTTTGTGGAAGGTTGGTCCAGCCAAGGCCAAAAAGATTCTGGAAAATACGGACAAGTCCGAGTGGGATTCGGTAATCATGGACATGTACCGTGCAGAGAACTGGGCCAAGCGACCCGAAAACAAACGACCTGTCGAGATGTATAGAGAGGAATTTGCCCTAGCTCAGGCTAGGTGTGTAAGAATCCTAAGGGCTGGGGACTACATTAAGGATACCCACAGGGTAAACCTATGGTGCCCAAATAACCTAGGAGTTAGAAACATTTTGGATTTATCTAAGGGAGTTATTGAACATGAGTAAGATTTTTGAAGATTTTGTAGCCGTAGACAAGTACTGTAGATGGTTACCTGAGCAAAATAGACGTGAAACATGGGATGAAGCCGTGGATAGATACTTTGATTATTTAATCAAGAGACTTGATCTAGCCAAGAAACTACCCCTAATTGAGATGCAAGAGCTTGGCAAGATCCGCCAAGCTATGAAGGATCGCCAGGTCTTTGGCTCTATGCGGGCTCTTATGACTGCTGGTCCTGCCCTAGACAAGGACGATGTGGCTGCCTACAATTGCTGTTATGTTGCTATCAAGTCAGTAGAGGATCTGTCTAACATCATGTATACCCTTGCTTGTGGAACTGGTGTTGGATTCTCGGTAGAAAAGCACAACATCAACCAACTTGCCTGTGTGTCGGATTCGATTAAGATGGTAGATTACTCCATTGTTGTTGAGGATTCTCGGGAAGGATGGGCTGAAGCTTATAAGAGTTTTATTACCAACCTCATGTATGGTAAGCATTTTAATGTGGACGTAAGTAAAATACGACCAGCAGGGGCTCGACTAAATACTTTTGGTGGACGGGCTTCTGGTCCTGAACCATTTATTCGTCTCATTAAGTTTACTGCAAACCTAGTATATAATGCCAAGGGACGCAAACTAAAGCCGATTGAAGTGCATGATCTGGTTTGTCAGATTGCAGACTCAATTATCTCTGGAGGCGTTCGTCGCTCGGCTTTGATTTCGTTATCGGATCTAAACGATTACGAGATGGCTCATGCCAAGAGCGGCCCATGGTGGGAAAAGGGTGGACACCGAGCCCTTGCAAACAACTCTGCAGTCTACGAATCCAAGCCAGACATGGGCTCATTTATGCAGGAGTGGTCATCACTCTACAATTCCCGGTCTGGAGAGCGTGGAATCTGCAACAGAGATGCTATGAAAAAGATTGCTGAAAAGTCCGGTCGAAAGACAGAGTACGAGTTTGGAACCAATCCATGCTCGGAGATCATCCTTAGACCAAATCAATTCTGCAACCTGTCAACCGTAGCTGTAAGGCCAGATGACCAAGCTCCCCAGCTTATCGACAAGATTCGATTTGCCACAATCCTCGGTACTTTGCAGAGTGCATTGACTAACTTTACCTACTTCAGTAAAAACAACAACAATACTTTCAAGGACAACTGCGAAGAGGAAAGACTTCTTGGCGTGTCCATGACTGGTATCTTTGACAATAACATTACCAATGGAGGCAATGGACCAGGTGAACTTAACAAGTTACTTACTGCTCTTCGATTTGTTGCTAGAAAGACTAATGACAAGTGGGCTGATTATCTTGGTATTAATCCATCCATGTCTATTACCTGTATTAAGCCAGAAGGCACAACTAGTTGCGTGGCTGGTACTGCTTCAGGTCTGCATCCTCGCTACAGTAAGTTCTATATCCGACGTATTAGAATGGACAAGAACTCACCAATGGCGAGATTCATGATTGATTCCGGTATTCCAAACGAAGCATGTGTAATGAAACCAGACCACACTCTTGTGTTCTCGTTTCCAATCAAGGCCGACTTTGGTATTACCGAAGATCAGATCAATGCCATTGGACACCTGAACCTGTGGTTGGCGTACCAGATGTGGTACTGCGATCACAAGCCGTCCATTACTGTCAACTATACCGACAAGGATTTCCTATACATCGGTGGTTGGTTATGGGAGAATTGGGATCTGGTCTCTGGCATTTCGTTCTTGCCGAAGGATAACCATGTATATCAGCAAGCTCCATTCGAAGCTATTTCGGAAGAGCAATACAATGAGTTGAATCTGTCTATGCCAGATAGCGTTGATTTTAGTTACCTGTCTCGTTACGAGCAGGAAGATACGACAACCGGATTGCGTACACTAGCCTGTACCGCTAACGGATGTGAAGTAACCTAAGGAGTTTAACATGCCAAAGATGATTATTGAATCCGAGTATGATATGGATCAGGCGGTAGCCGAAACTATTAAACTAGTTAAGCTTACCGATGCCACGTTGGACGTCGGTTTTAATAACATGCAAATGGTAAATATCTTCCTAGACAATCTACAGACTGCTCTAGAAGAAAACAAGATTGCTCCAAATGAAAAAAGATTTCATTTAAACATAATGGTGAAGACTAATGAACAAACTTGATTTACTACTGATGCGGTGGAGGGAGGGATCCATTAAGGATCCCGACCTTCTACTGTGCTTGAACTACATTAACAACATTAAACTGGACAAACTGAATGAAAGAAAACCTACGGATATCCAGAGACCTGATACAGTATTTGGAGAAGACCCTGATTCTAAACTCAAACGACCTAAAGCTAAAGGATTTCGACAGGGGTTTCAAAGCGGGTCAGATAGAACTAATGCTGAAGATCAAGGCTCTCTATGAATCTCAAGAAAGGAGAGATGTAAATGCCTAATTTTTTAATGCTAACTGAATCAGATCTCTTTCCTATTCCTGAGTACAAGAGACTGGGAGGCAAGGGTGGAGGTGGTGGTCCTAAAGTAGATATGGCTGGACAGATGCGTCTTCAGGAAGAGATGTATCAACGTCAAATGAATCTTCAGAGAGATTACCAGATCGACGCTGAAAGAAGAATAAGAGCCGAGCAAGATCGTCAGAGAATGCTTGAATACGAGCGTAGACAGGAATCGGCTGCAGCCAAGGAAACAAAAAGACTTGAACAGGAACAGCAAGAAACAGCTACCTTCATGGAAATGACTGGTCAAACCAAGAAGGAAACCAGTGAGTTTGGTGGTGGCTTTAATCTTGATATGCCAACAATAGAACGACCGGGATATGAAGGTGAAGATAGACCCCTATAAGGAGAGACAATGAATTCCGAAAAGACCCTAAAGGATAGATGGCAAACACTAGATGCCAAAAGAGATACCAAGTTAAACAAAGCCCGAGCTTGTTCGGCAATAACAGTTCCAACCCTATTGCCATATCAATCTCTTACTGGAGAAGATAACCTTCTTCAGACCTATTCTTCGGTCCAGTCAAGAGGAGTAACATCCCTTGCCAGCAAGATCCTCAGCGTCCTTATACCGCTTAACGATACACCGTTCTTTTCCTTTGGACTTAAGAATGGCAGAGAACCTACAAGAGAGATAGCAGAGTACCTAGATAAACTATCTCAACAGGTCTACAAGAAACTCATTTCAAACAACCTAAGAGAGATTGCCTATCTAGCTATTCAGCATCTCATTGTGGTAGGTGATGTTCTAATTGTAATGGAAAACGACTTTAGTTTCCGTGTAATCAGGCTTGATCAGTTTGTTGTAAGGCGAGATGTGAACGGAGACGTAAAGGAGTTTATGTACCTTGAGTTCATTTCCCCTAGCAACGAGGAGCCAGCCAGTGCCTATGATTTCCTTTCGGGTGAGGAAACACAGACAGGTTATAAGACAGTATACATCAGAGTCTATGAAACAGAAGATAAAAACTGGAAAGTCGAAAAGGAACTTGAAGGTAAAGTTATTGATGTTGGTTACTACGATGTTATGCCTTATATTCTTCTACGTTGGTCAAGTGTTTCAGGAGAAGATTATGGACGCTCTCATGTCGAGGACATTTATTCCGACATCAAAACCCTTGAGTCCTATAGCAGAGCCTTGATTCAAGGTATGGCTGCTGGTTCCACTTTCTTTATGGGCGTAGACCCCGCTGGAATAACCGAACTAGACGACCTTAGTGGAGCAATGAATGGTCAGTGGGTTGCTGCCCGAAAGAACGATGTGTTTGTTATTTCACCATCGGAAACCATGAATCCACAGCTTCAATCATGCACGGCAGCTGTTGATGCTATGCGTAAGGAAGTTGGACAAGGCTTCCTCTTACAGACAGCAGCGATGCCAACCGGAGACAGAGTAACTGCGACTGCAATCAGAGCGGTAGGTAATGAACTTGAAACGATTCTTGGTGGTACATTCTCAGCCATTGCCAGGGATTTCATGGTTCCTATTGTTCAAAGAACAGTATACTTGATGATCAACAACAACGAAATTGACCAAAGAATGGCCGCTCAGTTTGATGAAGAGAATGGAATACTCAACATTGAAATCCTTACCGGACTACAGGCTCTATCAAGAGAGTCCGATATAACCAAACTATTGCAAATGGGTGAGATGATTCGCAATCTTCCACCAGATGCCGCTGCTTCATTTAAGTGGGAATCTTATGCCCGAGCCTTGATCACATCCCTTGGATTCGATGCCAACAATTGGGTACGAAGTGCCGAGGAAATCAAGCAGGAAAAGATGGAAATGGCCAAGGCTCAACAGCAGATGGAAATGCAAAAGATGTTTGCAGGAGCCGCTGCCCAAGCCATGGGAGGTGCTGCCCAGCAAGACCTAATAAATACTGGGGGCCAGAACATTCCTCCAGAAGTAACAAACCAAGTCATGCAAATGGTAGGAGGACAACCAAATGGCTAAGCGACCCGACAAAAAATCAATGCCCTGTAATAAACCACGAGCCTCTACTTCGGCTGGCAAGAAGAAGATGGTCAAAGCATGTGCCAATGGACAAGAAAAAATCATCCACTTTGGAGCAAAAGGTTATGGTCACAACTATAGTTCGGAAGCTCGTAAGTCTTTTAAAGCACGGCATAATTGCGACTCTGCGGATAACAAACTAAGCGCACGATACTGGGCCTGTAAGAACCTATGGGCAGGGCCTGGTGGTTCCAAGGCATCATGTCCCAAGGGTAGGAAGTGCAAGGGATGACCGAACCAAAACAATCCGCACACTCTAGAAGAGAAGATAGACGGATTAGAAACCTGATTCTTGAAAGCACATCCGGACTTAACTCGGGCCTTACTAATCTTCAGAATACGGTAAGTTCAAACTATTCTTCTCTAAACAATACCCTGATCAACGTAAGCAACCAAACTAATAGTAACACAACCACACTCAATTACCATTGGGATTCCTCCAATCCAGACGGATGGGAAGCCAGAATCCAAGATCTTGAGTTAAATGGAGGAGGAGGCGGTGGTGGTGGAGGAGGAATTGACCCAACCGACCCAAGTGTAAGAATTGTTTACGAAGACTTTTTGCATTTATCTAATGGAGATCTTACAGGAACAGCCGTTTCACCCTATTTAAACGGATTAATGGGTGGATCGCTTACCAGTGGCTTGATTCTAAATCCATCTATGGTGCAGTTTGAAGAAGCAGACAACGAACAAGACCACCCTGGAATTCTTAGGGTTGTTTATGAAGATGGTGATACACTCACCTTGCAGTGGATGTCAGCCTTTTTTGGTATTGACGAAGCTGCCAATGTTTTAAATTGGGAAGATGTGTCTAGAATTACCGTTATTTTAAAATCTCCATCATATACTATTGACGACCCAGAAAATGAAGGTACTGTTAACGCCTTTCTCTTTGGTTTAAGTACTAACTTCCTTGACCCAGAGAATTCAGATGGAGTATATTTTAAATCCGACCTGACTAATTGGTATGCTGTTACTAGATCTGGTGTAAACACAACCTCTCAAAACATTGCACCATATGCATCTAATACATGGTATCGTCTGGACTTAAAGAGAACTATTCTAGGTGAAGTGGAGTTCTATATTAATGACACCTTAGAACACACATCTACAACAAACATTCCGACTTCAAGTTTAAACTTAGGTTTGGGATTAGAGTCTTCGTTTTTACCGGGTATAAATAGCATTCGTGCTTCCTGCTTGCTAGACTTCATTGGAGTAAAACTAGGAGACCCCGAAAGTGGTGGCATTCTTCCTACAGGTACTACTGTAGTTGGTACAGCAAATGAAGTGGAAGTAACCTACGATGGAGGAACTCAGGTCTATACTGTAGGTTTACCAAATGAAGTAACCGTAGAAAATTTAAATGTAGATTCAATAGACTTTAATACAGCACCAGTTACTTTAAATGCTTTGGCTAGAATGCAATGGGATAATGATTACAAGACAGTAAGACTAGGTATGACAAGTGATATTAATGCACCAGTTAGCCAAGCTTTATATAAAAGAGTAAGAAACTCTAGTAATACAACAGCTATTAATCTAGGTGAAGTTCTCTATATTAATGGATCTCAAGGTGCAACTGTACTTCAGGTAGGACTAGCAGATGCAAGTTCAGAACTTACAGCAGCTACAACAATTGGTATTGCAGCAGAAACTATTGCTGCAAATGGAACTGGTATGATTATCCTTCAGGGTTTATTGACTGGTTTAAATACAAATGCCTATAGTCCAGGTGATCTTGTTTGGCTAAGTACAACAGCTGGTGCATGGACAACAACTAGACCAACAGCACCAGATCATGGTGTGTTTCTTGGTTGGATTGTTAAATCAGCAGGAGCACCCGATGGTTCTATCTATGTTAAAGTAGCCAATGGCCAAGAACTATATGAGTTGCATGATGTTAAAATTACCAGTGTTGCTAACAATAACATACTAAAATGGGATAGTGCAGATAGTCGGTGGGAAAATGTAGATGGAAGTAAGTTGTTTGATTTACCTCAAACTAGATTAGTTGGTCGATGGGCTTCTGCTGGTAATGGAGTGTTACAAGAAGTTACAATCGGTTCTGGTATCAAACTATCTAATACTGGTATTCTTTCTACAGATGGAGTTACCTTTGAAACTCGTTTGTTAAATGCTGGAACCGGACTAACAGGAGGAGGAGATCTTTCTACTGATAGAACCCTTTCTGTTGATTTTGCTTCCTCAGGTACATCAAGTTCAACTAAAGCAGTAAGAGCAGATGACTCTAGACTTAGCGATGCTAGAACTCCAACAGCCCATACTCATGTACTTGCTGATATAACGGATAGGTACACTGAACTTGTAAAACCAACAAACCCAGTAATATTGGTAGATGATTTCTTTAGCAATACCCTTACAACAGGTCTTATTGGAGAACTCGGTTGGAGATTTACCAACGGTTCAGTAACAGAAATAGCGGCTGCTGACGGACATCCTGGTATTATTAGAAGAACCAGTGCAGCTACTACAGGTAACGTAGCAAGTACATATGTTGGCTCTGCAGTTACATCCGCTTTGTTTAGGTGGGATCAGTTTGAAGAATGTACATTTGTCATTGACATGGATTCGTTGGCTTCTAACTATACTGCAAGAGTTGGGATAACAAATCAAGCGGGCACAAGTCCACCTGGTATTGGTTGTTATTTTGAAGGGGTAGTTACGGGTGGCGCGGGAAACTGGGTTCCAATCGTAAAGAACGGTGCAAACCAAAACTCTACGGCCAACGCTTGGGCAGTAAGCACTAACTGGGCTAAGATGAAAATAAGAAGAATATCAAATACACAGGTTGGATTTACTTTTGATAACAACTCTGAAGTAACAGAAACCCTAGGATCTCCAAACAACATACCGGATTCTACAGGAATGCAGTGGTTTTTACAACTTACTCCTGCTGCAAATACAGCAAGATCAATGGATATAGATTTCTTTTCTGGAATAATAAAAGCTCAAACAAGATAAGGAGACTGGAATGAAGTACATAGTTTTAGGATTTCTATCGTTATTTCTTTCTTTAACCAGCAATGCACAGGTTGTTTCCGGGACTAATCCCAATTATATTCCTGAACAACCAGCAGCAGTTGGAAACCCATCTGATTACGGTTATCAAAACCGAGTGGTTGCCCGTTGGGTAAGTCCTCAGTTTGAAACTATAAATGAAACAACAAAAATGGGTTTACTTGCTTATCATTTTAGCGATATTGCTAGAGTTGACTTTCAATTAAACGGTGGTCCAACATGCAGTGTATTTGAAAAAACTATGCATGAAAACATCAATGGTTACTGGGTTGATATCGGTCCACTACCAGATGCAGAAAAAAACACCCTGACTGCCATCATCTATCCCAACAGTGGAACTCCGTTTATTCTTGGAAGAGGAACCATCAAGGCAAGACCACAACTTCCACAGTTTGTTGATACACTAAGAAATGCAACGTGGACTTTCACCCAGATTGGTGTAGAGCCCTTGCAGTTTGCTTCCGACTTTAATAACACCCTTCCAAAGCGATCAGTTTATGTCGCTACTTGGGGCAATGACTCTAATCCCGGCACCGAGGCTCTTCCAAAGAAGACTTTGTTTAGTGCAATGGTATCTCAAGCTGTCAATGGAAATGTTGACGGAGTTACCATCTACCTTTCCGAAGGCGACCATGCCTTTGCCGCCTATTCGTGGGCGGGTTGGATTGGCAATAAGTATCGCTATGTCACTATAAAGAACAGCCCAAACAATCAAGTTTCTGCCCGTATTGCCGCCGTTGGTAACTCTGGTGGATTCAGAATCAACAAGGTAAAGTTGGATGGGTTGCTCATACAAAACGCAACCGGACCAACCTATTCTGCCATTCTGACAACTGCAAGCGCACCAATCACATATCCAGAAGAGGGTCAGGCACTTCGACTCGTTAATTGCAAGATGGACAACTGGACTCCTTGGTTTAACTGCTTTACAATTGGCGGTGGGTGGAATCATCTTGAGTTATATGATTGTACAGTGTCTAACTTCTGGAATGGAACTGGTGGGGTGAATGTTCGTACCCATTTTGAAAACATCGAAAGCGATCTATCTGCGGCTGGTGCTGCTCTTATTGACTGTACTTTCAAGAATCATGGCAACTTGAAGTACGCCGAAACAGGAGTTGACTCTGGGGCACATCCAGATTTGATTCAATGGTTCTCTGGATTTGAACCCAATGTAACAGGAGGAGTCACCAACACAATTATCTACAAGTACAGACCCAAGGATCGTTTTGATCCTATTTGGTCACAGGGAATATTTGGTCAGGGTGCTGTAGATGTGGTTATTGACGATCTTGTGTTTCAGGTTGGAAAGATTGGATCAATGGAGCCAAGTACATCTTGGGCAAGAGCTTTGCATGTTCAGGAGGCATACAATGTCCTCATTCGCAATAGCAACCTTGGAAATCACTGGGTATCTGGAATTGGCAAGATGCCAAACTATGGACCACACACTGCACTGTTGCAGAATGTCAAGTCTATCAAGTGGAACTATATTACCCAGACTCCAGTAAATGCCACAGGCAGTATTAATGGAAGATGGATTGCACCAGAGAATGAACTGGAATACATAGCAGCAGGAGAACCTGATGTGTATGATTCAGTTGGCACGGACTACGCAACGGAGTTTGAACCGCGACTTGGTTCAGTTGGTATTCGTTATGATTTTGACTGGACCGATCCAGACCTAGGTTATAATGCAAAAGACTTAGGTAAGATCCTTTCTAACTGGGGACTTCTTGGTGTCGGAGCAGATGGAGACTACAACAAAGACGGATATGTAAATGCCGAAGACATTTCTTATATATTTAGTAAATGGAGATAACAATGGCAAGTAAGAAAAACTGGATTAAGGGGGCTATTAAACGTCCCGGAGCCTTGACTAAGAAAGCCAAGGCAGCTGGCAAATCAATCTCTTCCTATTGCTCTGGCAAGGGTTTAACCACCCAGACCAAGAGACAATGCAACCTAGCCAAGACCCTCAAGGGTTTTAACAAATAACCTAGGAGTTAGAATCTATGCCTAAAGATGCATGTTACAATAAGGTTATGAAGGCATATGGTGGTAAGTCTAGTGCTTACGCCTCAGGTGCTATGGTCAAATGCCGCAAGGTAGGGGCCAACAACTGGGGTAACAAGACCAAGAAAGGAGGCAAGTCAAATGCCAAAAGTAGGTAAGAAATCATTCCCTTACACAGCCAAGGGCAAGGCCGATGCAAAGGCCGCAGCCAAGAAGTCTGGTAAGAAGATGACCATGAAGAAGGGTTATAAGTAATGGCTGACTTTTCCTTAGAAAAGAAGGAAGGTCTGCATGGTTGGTTCAAGCGGAACAATGGTAAGGGCTGGATAAACTGTAAGACGGGCGGGCCATGTGGTCGAAAGTCTGCCAAGTCCGGTGGCTCTTATCCCGCTTGCCGACCAACCAAAGCACAGTGTACAAGTAAAGGTGTAAAGGCAAAGAAAAGTTCCAAACCAGTATCTTGGGAGTCCAAGAAGAAGGGAAAGAAGTAATGGCAAAGAAAAAGAAAACATCTCCTAAGAAGAAACCTAAAATGTCGTGCGGATGTGGAGGTAAATAATGCTACCGGAAAACGGAAAATTTACTTACATTAACCATGTTACTTTATCCACTACTCCCGCAACTATTCCTTTAGAAACAACCCATTGTGTGTATGGAACTACTACCTATACGGATGAGTATGGAATTTTAGCTATTCAGTTTGACGGATCTACTACAGTAAAGGTTTCTGTTCCTCTTGGAGAGTTTGTAAGACTAGGTAATATAATTCCGAATACATCTAAAGTATTAACTAATGCAAGTGCTCCGGCTTCTACCGTAACCGCAGTTACTTTCTTTAAGTGGGAACAATCATGAGAAGCGGTAATTTTGAAAAGTTAAGAATTACTTCCTGCATCTTTAGTCAAACAACCCCAACTGCAGGAGCACCACTTACCTTTACTGCTGGTTCAGCTAATGTTCTTCCTTCTGGTAATGCCATATCAGAAGGATTTCCTAGTGTAGTAGCAAGCAGAGCCGCTATAACACAAGACTGTGTTTTTACTGGTGGATCAATATCTAGAACAAATATAGGAACTTTTACAGGGTCTATAAATTCTACAAGTTCAACTACTACTATTTCTGGTATATCAAATACTACAGGAATTCAGGTAAATGATTTTATTACTCAAACAGGAGAAGACGACGTAGGTTTGCTTGGAACTGGCTGGGCTATTGTTACCGCTGTAACGGCTAATTCCATTACAGTAACTTCGGGAACAGCAACAAATACCACAGGTGCTATACAGTTTGATGTCTATAAAAGAGGTGGCTTTGAGCCAGCAAACTTTAGTATGTACTGCCTTAATAACACCACTACAGCAAGACAAACTAAATATGCATTAGTTCGAATTTCTATTTTTAATTATAGTGGTGGTACAGCTGTTGCAAATATAGATCTTCTATTACCAGTAAATGTCCCTGTTAAGGTACAACTTCCAAATTCTCTTATAACTACAAATTCAATTTTTTTAACTGCATTAACGTCTCTTAGTCCTGTTTCAGCAACAGCTTTAGATTCCTTAGCAAAATACACTTACAACATTTAAAGGAACTATTTATGGCAGATATTACAATACAACAAGCCTATGCTTTAGTTTTAGGTTGCTATCAATCCGTAATAAAAACAGGTGGACAACCCAATAACAACGCAACATTTAGCATTGCATCTGCATTTACTCCATCCCAGAATAGACTTCAAAGACTTTTAAATGGGGTTACTATAGATCTTCCCGAAATTCCTGGTAATTCAGGAGCAACAGCTAACAATCCTGCAAATCAGGTCTATACTCTAGTTACTAGTAGTACTGACGTTTCTACTGACGGTGTGTTAGATTATATAGCTGGTGGAACTTTTATAGGAAATGCCTCATTATCAAATGATGAAGTAAATTATCATAGAACTGGTTTAGGATTACTAAAGAAAATAAAGAAGTGAGAAACACATATGCCATTTACTAGACCAACTGGATATTACACTACGGCTTTTGTAGATAGAGATAAAAGAAATCCTTATGAAATGTTAAAACATTTTTTGTTTGACAACAATTCAGGAAGGACTGATGTTATAATCTATGGAAATAGAAATGTTTATTTTGAGGATACAAACCAAGGCGGTAATTTAGTTGGTGGTTTAGCAGATGGAATTGCCAAGGCTATTCTTTATAGTCCTAACCTTCCCAGTAATAGAACTTTATATGCTACTCCAATTTATTGGGGCAATCACTTTGCTCCTCCAAAAGTTGGATTTAATCCACTAGCGCAAGATTGGAAAAATATAGGCCAAGCAGGAAACGCAATAGGTGCGGGTCGTTGTTTGGTTGGAACTAGATATGGATCTGAAGCTTATTATTATGCTACAGATATTAGCGGTAATCCTAGACTTCCAGTTCCCTTAATAAGCGATACAAATATAGACAATACTGGAGTTTTTCTTTCTTATGTTACCAATACACCAAACAACAGAAAGGCAACTTTTGTTTTAAATGGTGATGGAGGTAGTGAAAATTTATTAACAGCATTACAAATTGGTAGTTCAAGTGATACAAAGAGATGGACAACTGCTGTAAATGTAGGTCCTAATGGATATCCAACCCTAAGAGGAACTCCAAATTTATGTACCAAAGAGTTGGGTGCTGGAGAAACTACAAGCTTTTCTACAGTAGTAGCTACCTATAACACCACTACTGGAATAATTACAGAAATGAAAATTTCTGAAACCGTAAGGACCCTATATAGAACAACACAAATGAGTTCTCAATATAGAATCCCTGATAATACTATACTTGCTGTTGGATTGAACATTTCTGGGATTCAAGCATTAGGTCGAAATGATTTAGTAGTTAGTGGTGGAAACATTACCTATATATTAGATCTCAAAACACACCTATTTCCTATCCTAAGACAAAAAGGCTGGACTACTTGTGAAAATAACTGCACTGGAAACGAAGATGCCTATATTGCAAACGCTACTTTACCTTTTAAGAGAAGCTTAGAAACAAATAATGTTATTAATGTAGTAGTGTTTAAAAGAAATCTACCATTTAAATATAACGCACAGGGAAGTGAATTTCTTTTTCCAGTACAAAGTACTTCTGCGCTCTTTTCATCAATTAGAGATAACTTTACCACTGAACAACATCTTTCGACATTTGGTAGTATGTACGATGCAGAACATCTAGGTCTTCCTCCCCTAATTGCATATAGCATTGTTCCATTTGGTTTTACAATGGGAACAAACATACCATATAAAACTTTTTTTGAGTTTGGTCAAGATGCATTAGGTGCGGGAGATGGTTATTTTCCACAAGAAAATTATACTCCAGCTGTTTCAGGAACTTATGGACCTTTTATTTGGAAAACCGAATGGAGCGGTGGAACTAACACATACTATAAAGATAAGAAGATTATTTGCAATACAAAGTTAGGAAAGAAATTTGATTCCTATGTTACTTCTCCTAATCTTGCAATTACTACATCAACCCTAAGTACTACAAATTCACTGTATACAACAAATAGTTTTACTTACTATGTTCAGTATTGGAAGTTCCAAAATGATTATGCTAATAACACAGAAGATGGCACTGTAAAGGAAACCTATCCTGGTAATAGTACGGTTCCTATAACAATTTCCAAACAAACTACAGGCGGTGGAACAACTTGGACTCGTATAGCTGAAAATGTTATAAATGAAACCGGTTTAATTCAAATTCCTACACCAGTTCCACAAAGATTAAGGTATTCTCTTTCTGTAGATTTAACAGCCCATAGTGATGCTACTAGACTAGCACTTTCATTTACTGGATTTAATACATCAAATGCTGCAACAAAACTACTCGGTAACAATGTAATAACCACTCAATGGGGCCAGAACAATAACGATTTAAATGGAATATCTTTTACCTTTGTTCATATGAATGACGACTTAAGAACTGGAGATTTTGGATATGCTTTTGATGGTAAAGGAGAGCATACTGCTCTTGGAATGCTAACTGAATTATTTCACACTATTAAGTTTAGACAACAAAATCAAGACAGAAAAAAAATTGTTGTTCTTCATCATGCTTTAAAGGAAGATGCAGCTAGTCCAGGTAGTGGATATTTAGGTGGATGGTCCCAATCATATTTAGTAGATTTAACTAGACAAATTTCTATAGCCGCAAGAAGAGCTGGATTGCTTCCAGATGAAATTTGTGTTTTTGTGGTGGGTCCTGTATTTGGGCCAAAGGTAGACTGGTGGACAAAAGAATCTATTGATGTTACTCCAAATAGCAGTTATGATACTTTACAAAAAGTAAAATTTGTAGCTACAGCAAACACTTCTATTAATCCAAAAGGTGGATTTCTATCTCCCAAAAAACCTTGGATATTGCCTGAACAAAGTGATGCCGAAATTGTCACGGCACAAACTTGGCCATCGGGAACTCTTACAAAATATATGTGGTCAGGTGTTTACGCTTGTTTAGATGAAATAACTAATTTTAATGCGTTAAAGACATCTTTAAATGCCTCAAGTACAAACCGGTCTACATACGGTTTTGACGATGGAGAAAACAACTATTTCCACACACCATCACAAGATTCGTTTCTTATGCTTGGAGATATCCTAATGTCGTCTTTAGAGCAAAATAATTCAGATGCTTACTTTGCTCCACATTGGGTAGTAGACTATGGTCAAATTCTAGGATATACTGTAGATCCAGTAAGTGAAGCTCCTTTTGAATTTGTTTCAAAAAGCCTAGATCCTATCGACATTAATCCTTATTTAATAGCCTATGATGGAATATGTGACGATAAAAATAATCCTTATAATTTTCAAGCAAAGTCTACACTAAATAGATTTAAAACAAAAACTTTACAGTGAGGTACACAATGTCACGAATGCCAATGATGGGTATGGGTATGCCAACAGGAATGGGTCCTGGTATGATTGAATCTCAAATGGGTTTAGGCGCACAGATGCCAATGCCGCAAGAAGAAGAAACCATGCCAAAGAAAAAGAAGAAGCCAGTTAAGAAGAAGACTGGCAAAAAGACAAAGAAAAAGTAAGATGTACTGCAATAGAAAAACAACATCCAAGCAACTTGAATATGTAAAGAAAAGGACTGGGCCTTCCCCAGATACTAAGAAACCTAATACAAAAAAACCTAAGACTCGTTCCAAATAACGAATAATCTAAAGGAGAGATACTTAAATGCCAGAAATTAACAATGCTGAACAATCTCAACCTGTCGAGACTCAGCCACAACTAGCCACACCAGTTCAGACCGAAGATCCACAAATTGTCCATGAGCGTGCAATGTTCATGAAGTACGTTCAGGACCAGGGGCAAAAGATCCCAAGTAACTTCAAGTCAGCTGATGATTGGTTCAATAGCCTAATAGAAGCCCGCAAGGGATTTACTCAGGCAAGACAGGAAATCGCTTCCTTAAAGAAGCAATACAATCAAAATGGCGTGACCAATCCCAACTATGTGGACTCACAGCCAGTTGCTCAGGCCGTGCCTGAACCAGTCGAGGATCTATCAGGTATTCCTGAAGACCTCAAAATCACACCACCACCTACTCCTCAACCTGGATCTACGGCTCGGGTTAGCGCAGAAGATTGGCTTCGTTGGGGCAAGGAAATTGACTCAACGGGTGCCGTAAGTGCTGCTACTCGTAAGGAAATTCAGGATAAGATGGGTGCTGATGAGGTGATCATTGAGCAAATGATTAAGGGCCGTAAGGCTTTGGCTAAGCAATCTTGGGACGATGCTGCTTCAGTTGTCGGAGGTAATGACAATCTTAAGCGGATGTTTAAGTGGGCCCAGGAAAATCTAACAGCCGAAGAAGTCGCAGCTACTAATCGCGCTCTTCAGACTAATGCCTATAAGAATGTCCTCCTGGGACTCAAGGCTAGGTTTGAGCAACAAAACCCACCAAAGGCTAATGTACAGGAACCTAAGCCAATGGATAATCGGGTCAACCCCTCACAGGTTCCACAATCCGTACAGGTGTTTAAGAATCTTGCCGAACAACAAGCTGCTTTAAGAGATCCAAGGTATCGCGTTGATGCCAACTACAGACAAGCAGTAGAAGCAATGGTTGTTAATACATCTCGTTACGGTTATAGAAATCGTTAACTCCGTACAATCCTTAGGGACACGGAACAATTAAAGGTTTCTCCTTCGTTTTTAAGTTTTAATATAATAGAGAGTTTCTATATAAGGAGAAACAAATATGGCTTTCGGAGATAGTTTAGGTGGACTCTTTCCACAAAATTCTGTTAATACTGGGAATGACTTTAGCCGTGGTTTAGGTACTTGGCCACTCGGTGGTCAAGCTGCTTCTAATACCAGCATTCCTTCTGTTTCAGGTGCTGCTGATCCATCATACTGGCTTCCTATTTGGTCAGGTGAAGTAATCAATGCTTATGATTCATACAATATGTTTGAGCCAATGGTTACTACTGAAACCATTGAATCAGGCACCACTAAACGATTCCCAGTTACCGGTACTGTAGGTCACATTGGTAAGTGGAATGCTGGCGTTGAACTTCTTCAAGACTCAGGTATCTCAACCCCAGGTTGGTTCGATATCTCACTTGATGAACGTCCAATGGCTGCATTCTTTGAACTTGACGATATTCATCTCATGCTTACCCAATGGGACTACAGAGCTGAATTAGCCCGTCAAGCTGGTCTTCAACTTAGCTACATTCGTGATAAGCAAATTGCTTGCATGATTGCTAAGGGAGCCTTTGCTGCTGCTAGACCACCACTTGATGACATTCGTGGTTACAATCTTTGCGGTATGAACAATGCTAACTCAACTGCAGGATTAACTCCAGATTCAAAGTTTAACTTCCTTGGTCTTCGCACTGCCAGTGCTACTCAAAGATCAGATGCCGCTCTCTTACTATTAGAGTATTTAGAGCGATACATGGTTCGTCTTTCTGAAATTGACGCTACCCTTGGTGAAGTTTACTGTGCTGTTACTCCACAGGCTTTCCACGACATTCGTGCTCTTGGTATTGCCCGCGATGCTACTGGTCTTATTGGTGGTGCTGGCCGTCCATTCTTTGGTGGTGTAGCCGAAGCTGGTGGTCTTGGTGCTCCACTTTCACAGAATATGTTTGGCATTACTGAAGCTCTTGAGTACATGGGTGTTAAGATTGTTAAGAGCAATCACCTTGCTCAGCTTGACCATGCTCAGGTAGCTTCTGGAACTAACAGCAATGCAAATGTCGCTAGATCAAATATTGATACTGATGGTGAACTAGAAGCCACCGAAACCGTTGCTGTTATTACTGACCTAGGCGATGCTAAGTATGACTTTAACTGGCACGGCCACTATAGCGGTACTGCTCCAACAGCAGCTGGTGCAGTTGTAAATGGAACTGCTTTAAGACCCGTTAAAGCCCTTATCTGGCAGAAGTCAGCTATTTGCTCACTACGCCTACAGGGTATGAAGGTTGAGTCAGTTAAGGATGTTCGCCGTGGTACTTACTTTACCGTAAGTTCCATCATGGCTGGTGCTGGTATCCTTCGCCCAGAACTCTGCGGCGCAATCCAAGGTCAATACACAGTTGCCTAATCCTAGCGTTAGCTAATTACATTTTGGTATTTGTACCTAGGGGGTCGAAAGGCCCCCTAGGTATTTTTTTCTCAAGGAGGTCTACATGAAACCGTTTAATCCCGTGACACCAGCATCCAGAGGATTTGGAGATACCATAGCCAAGATGGCTAAGGTTGTTGGAATTGAAAAGAAACCAGGTTGTGGTTGTGAAAAGCGCCAAGAGTTTCTCAATAAACTTATTCCATACGGAAAGAAAGGAGCTAAGTAATGGGTCTTTACAGCGTAACGGAAGCCATTAACCACATGTTATTGACTTCAGGAGAGCATTTAGTAAACGATCTAGATGACGAGGCTGGCGTAGATACAAGCGTTGCTAGGTTTATATTTAAACAAACAATCAAAGCGGCTATTATGAGAGGAATAGCTAACAATAGGTTTGTGGATGAATACAGTCCAGAGGTGGGTGGGGTAAATGATACAAGAATCCTACTGCCATCGACTGCTTGCTATGCACAGGTTGTTGAGCCTTTGTTTGATTCTACGACGGGGGAGGTGATCCAGACTACATTAAAGTCCAATCCTTCAAGGCTATTCAACATCACCAAGCAGACCGATGATTTCTCGGAGTACGATTCTTTAAAGATCGAAGTCATCATAATGTTAGGTGCAGAGGTAGATTACTATGGATGGGATGACATTGATTCTGCTTTGCAAAGAGGAATCATGGAATCAGCAGCAAGGGAATATCAAATGATAACCCAAGGAGACCTGGATATCGACAAGAGACTTGCTGTAAGAGAAAGCTATCATATGTCCAAGGGACGAGCAGGGGATATATTCAAGAAGAATAGATCCATCTTCTACGGCGATCCGGGAACACGGGCTGCAGTAGATAGACGGGGAATTCTCAGTAACGACCCATACTTTACAAGAACGAGGTTCTAATGGCACAGACAAGACTTACCATCAACTCCTTAAGCGGTGGTGTAGGGAGACAAGTACCTACCAAGAGACTTAGGACAGAGGCGGAAAACCTGGATAATTGCTTGGTTACTTTGGAGAAGTCTGTCGAAAAGAGGCCACCTCTTGTTGCCATAGATGCAAACAACACTCCATATCTGGATGTACCTAATCTCGTTCCGTCCACCACCTATGCAAACGGAGGAGCCGCTACCAACTTCAATACAGACAATCTGTATTTTCATTTCCTGGATATAGACGGCTTCAACAGGTACTGCATCATTATCAACAGAGCCGGATATACCTTTAATCCGGAAACCGCCAATAGCTTTTCCTATGGTGGACAAGACATCAAGCTAGACAACTTTATTACAGTTTACAGAATCGAACCTACTGAGTGGGTAAAAGAAGAAGTAGACAATACTTTTGGAACAAGCGGAAACACATCTGGATTTAACCGAGGTGTTTACGAATACCTCACATATGGAAACAAATCGGTTTCCTCTACCTATAGAGTTGCAAATGAATCCGTAATTAGTGTTTCTTCTTCAAGTGCAAGAGAAACCTTTGGTTCAATCGACTTTGATGTTGGTATTATTCTCTGGAATAAAAAAATAAAATTAGACTATTTGCCAGATAACTCTGAAACTGAAATAGAATCAAATCCTGCTTTATGGGGATCTTCTTTCAGTACACTAGAAAGAATACACTCAGGCGATACCATTAACTATAAGAGAACCCTACCTCCGCAAAGTCCTTCTCCTCTTACTGAAAATGATATTACGAATATCAATGGTTACTGGACCAATGTCAGAGATGACATTATTTTAGAGATTGATCCTGATACTCTTGAGGAAGAAGAGTTAGGTCAAAACCTAGAAAACTTCGGAGAAATCCCTCAGTATCCAGCAACTGAAGTTCAGGCAGATGTATCAGATGCCAACGGCTACCGAGCATGGAGAACTCTGTATGACTACTATGATGTTCCTAGGTTGATTCCAATTCCTGGTGGAACAATAGACTGGACAAAAGACCACTACCAACAGACATCTCCCCTTACACCACTAGACCGCGATGGTAATGCCAGCAGCGCATACAAGGGTCTTGGAAAAATCTACTTTGCAAGAAGCTCATATCTTACTTTCCCAGTTGGCTTCTATAGAGCAACAAGATACAAGACAAACCCATACTTCGAAAGACTAAGGGCCGAGAGTCCTGGTTCTGTCATGGATCACAGAAGATTTCCACTAATTATCTATAAGGATACCGCAACGGACGGCAAGTGGAGAGTAAGGCACATGCCATTGTTTCCTAGAAGATCCGGTACAAACATAAGCAATCCTGGCCCCAAGGCACTTGAAAGAAAAGAATCAATCCAATCTATGTCTATCTGGAAGAACAGACTATGGATTGCCACAGACAACACCCTGTTTGCTTCAGTCGCTGGAAATTATTTTAATTTCTGGATCAACGATGTTACCAATGTGGTAGAAACGGATCCAATCGACATACAGGCAAGTGTAGGCGCTTATAATAGACTAACTCATGTCATTCCATTCCAGAGTATTCTATTCGCCCTAAGTTCTGGATCAACCCAGTTTGAGGTTAGAGGAGGATCCATTGACACCGGAATCTCTCCATTCAATGTCGAACTAAGGCCAACCTCATTCTTTACCACAAGCAAACTAAACAAGCCACAGAAGATGGGTAACAATGTATTCTTTGTAAACAACAGCAAGTTATACATGTACCTAAGTGGTTCTGCTTTTAGCGATGAGTTTTCAACTAGCATTGATATATCTAACCATTGTAGGGACTACTTACCACTGAATGTGTCTGTATTCGAAGCCAGTTCTTCGATCAATTCCCTGATGTTTGTAGACGCAGATAATGAAGAAGATCTTTATTTCTTTACCTTTAGAACAAATGGAGATAAGATAATTCAAAATGCTTTCTATAGATGGGTGCTTTCTTCGGAAGACAATATCAAGGCAGTTCAAGCCTATGAAAGCGATCTCTATATAGTTTCAAAACGGATTGGAAACGGAACTACAAACGAACAAAAACTTGCTGTATATTTTGCATCTTTGGTCAGTGTCCCAGCAACAACACCAATGATGGATTGGCTATATAAGGTTCCAACCGGATCCATGCAATATGTAGCTACAAACACATTGATAGATCTTCCGTACTACGATCCTGATGTGAAGTACGTTGTTCTTGCTTCCGAGTGGGGTAACGATGCCTACACCACCTTTGAACTTGCGTCTGGAAACATATCAATATTCAATGGCTATACTAGAATCACAATCCCTGGAAACTATACAGCAAATCCTGTATGGGTCGGTAGAGACTACGAGATGAACATCGAACTTTCTCAGCAAGTCCAGAGATCTACAGGATCGGATGGCGCTGAGAACGTCATAGAAGGTGTTTTAAACCTTAAAAAACTTACTGTCAGACACGCCAACTCTGGAAGTTATGACATTGAAGTGCAGAGACGAGGCCGACCAAGCACGGTAACCACGTTCTTTCCATTGGATTTAAACAGTTTGCTCACCGTGACTGGTCAACTTAAGGTTGAAATTGTAGGAGAGCATCTAGTAAAGTTGTTGTCGTATTCGGAAGCTTGCAAGATATTTATTAAATCAAGTTATCCAACGCCTTGCAACATATCAAATATCGAAATACTCGGAAACTTTAGAAGTCGTAATACAAGTATTGAATAAGGAGAAACCATGGCTTGCTACAGCTATAGCTCAGGACTACAGGTATACTTTAATAATAATATAGAAAAGGTTCACACAGCCAGTGGAACTACTTATTCATACAGCGAAATCTCTTGGGTTTGTGAATGGCCTGTCAACGAGCAATTGCTAGTATACACTAGAAGTGGGCCAGCTGGAGCAGAGACCCTAAAGGTTCTTAACACCGACTATACCATTAACGAAGGAACAAGTAATATTGTTTTTAATTCTGCGGTAAACTCGGGTCAGGTTGTCATAAGAAGAAATACCCTAGCAAGCAAGATGATCTTTAGGTTTCTAGACGGGGCTAAGCTAACTTCCAAAGAGCTAAACGCAAATTTCCATCAACTCTTGTTTGCGATTCAGGAAAAGGAATTCTTAAACGCAACCATTAACAATTACTTTCCTCCTAGTGGTTCTTTTATTACCATAACAAATGCACCAGTCAACCCAATAGAACTGGATCTAGCTGGAATTGCTATAGGTAAAGCATTGGTTTGGAATGGATCTAAATTTATTGTTAGTAACTTTTCCAGTACTTTGGATGCATTAACGGATGTTGATGTAACAGGAGCAGGAGCTGGAAATCTCCTACGGTTTGATGGTACAAACTGGATTGATATTGCTCCTTCCTTTGATATAACCAGCAACAATCCAGTAATCCCACAGAGAATTTTTAATACTAATAACTCTAATGTTTCATATTCTACAGGTACTCCACTTACGATATCAGGTTCTTCTTTAACCGCACTTAACGAATTCAAGTCAGGAACCAACTGGGTAGTAACTGATCCTCCAACTGTATATCATGTTATACAGAAGGTTCTTCCAAGCAACCAAGATCCAATTACATTCTTTACAAACGTTCAGAATAGCATTGATTCATTCTCGACTAATATCGGAAATCCCGTAAAGGTTAAATTCTTTTGGAATCTCAACGCTGCTTCCTATTGTACAGCAGACCAAAGTGACAACTTAGACTTAACCATTTCAGAAAAGACTGCATTTTGGGGATGCCCAAATGAACTATATAGCACTTCTGGTTTTGCCTCTTCATCCTCGGCTTCTTCTCTTAAGTATCACGCGGTAACCGATAACGCCAGTAGCAAACATAGGCACAGTCCCTATTTCTACCACAAGTTAAATAATGCAGATGTAACTACTCAATATGTGTCAAAAATCCATTCATATGGCGTAGCATCGTTTTATTTGTCAGTGCCGGAGTGTAAGACTACATGTTTACAAATCGCTTCTTCAAGGAGTTTTTCGGCTTGGGTAACTTTAGCAAACTCATATAGTGGTAATCTAACAAGCCTAACAGATGCACTTACTGATTTAGGAAACGATACTAACACTTACTACAGAGATTACTATTTAATGGGCTTGAGGGATATGGCTTTTGCTGGATCAAAACCAGACTCAAGCTTTAGTGATCCGGCTTCTACTGTTAAAGCAAGAGATGCAAACTCAAGGTATCACAAGGCTAAGTTAATTTCAGCAGACTATCAAGGTTTTGACAACATAGATTTTAAACGATTGGAATCTGGAGAAGCTTCCCAGTCTGTTCTTTGGAAGATCCCTTCTAATATTATTTATTATAACAAGGCTGCTTTGGCTTTAGCTAATAATGATGTTACTGATTTAAATACATCATCATCTCTTCCTCTAGATACAACAAGATTCTCAGGTCGCCATTTGTTACAAGGCACCTCTACCAATACGATTAGTACACTTACCGAAACAACAAACGGCAAGATATTTAAAGCTGATAAACTGTGGACTGCTTGGCAAACTTATTGGAGTACAGATGGATCTAGCAATATTAATTATAGATTTAATGAAGCCGATATTGATTGGATAGTTTCTAATGCAGGATCAACAATAGGAAACAATTTAAATTTGTTTAGAGTTAGTAGACTTTTCCCGGCTTCATCCAGACAAACCGAAACTAACACGACTATAACTGATTATTCTCAACACTGGGTTCCGTGGGCATTTAGACCAAACGATGTTATGACAACCACAAACTCTGGGGTTTTTGGTTACGAAAATAACCTAATTGGAACACATCTATTAAACGTAGATGCTAATTGCATGTTCTCAAATGCAATTAACTTCATGCCAGATCCTATGGATGAATATGTATTTAGAATTGTCTGTAAGAAAGGTCTTACTGGATATTTCTATTCTACTGACGATCCATCTCCTAGATCTTTACGATCTTCGATTATATTGGAACATGGGTTTAGTTCTAGCAACTACAATCCAAACCTCAATCCAAACATAACCGGAGCCGTTACTAGTTTCCAAGATATTACCGATACCTTGTTTTCTACTACTGATACCTTTACTCCTGGAACGGGAATAGCAAGAAACGCCGCTCCTCACTCTAGGATTGACTTTTCAAAGATAAAGGTTTTTGTCAAGAAAGAAACAATAGAAACAATTGGATCAGATACAAGGTATGTAATAACCTTAAGTGTTTTAGTACCAAGGGTTAAGTCAATAGGTTATGCTAGAGTTTTTAGAAAATTTACTAATACAGGAAACGACTATCCACAAAGATCTAGTAGTGCACTCGATACTGAAATTGATTCGGGTCCTTGGAATTTTGTGTTTGATTGGTCTATAAAGTCTACTTCAAATCTAAACGATAATTGGCAAACTTCAAATGGAGTTACAACAAAAGCAATAGAAGATGCTGCATTCTATACCTTTGACAGAACAGATGGCAGTGTTACTGGATTTGTAGTATCCGGACGAAATGAATGTGCGGTAAAGTTTACTAGAGTAGGTTTACCAAGCACACTATGGATTAGACTATCTGTGCTTAATACAGATGGTTCTCTTGCTTTACTTAATTCAGCAGGCTTTAGCGCAACCGCAACCAGTGAAACCTAAGGAGTAATCAATGAGTATGGATGACTTTTTAAAAATAGCGTTACCAATGATGGTGTTGCTTAGTCCGCTGTTTGCGAGCATGTTCTCCATACAGTCTAGATTAGCCAAGATAGAACAAAGACTTGATCTTGATAAGGAAAGAATTGAAGAATCTTTATTAAGACATGACAGACATATCCATGAAATTAGGAATTCCTTACAACTTATATCCTTGCTCTTAGCAAAGAAAGGCATTTATGAAAATTCTGATCACCATCATAATGACTAGTCTATTGATAAGTTGCAAGTCTCCGGTAAATGCAATTGCCAATAATGCAAATGAAGTATCTACATTAGCTCAATCTTCTAAGGAACGTTTTCAAAGAATAGATGAAGCAGTAAAAACCGAGGTTATAGATGTCGCATCAATTCAAGAAGAAACCACAAAAGGAATAGAAGAGCAAGATGTGATAATGACAATAACTAAATCCACCTTGGTTGAGTTAACCAAAGTAGAAGACAAGGTGCCTTGGTGGGCTACCTTGATTACTTATTCTATGACTACCCTAAGTATCCTAGGTGTAATATTTCTATTATGGTACTTAGGAATAGGTCATATAGTAAGGAAGTTTTTATATTCTCTAGGTATGTTTATACCTGAGAGTAAGATAAAACAGGCCGATTTGGCCAAGAAGGCTCTTGATGAAAAGGATCCAACCACATCAAGAGAAATGATTGCAGCACTCAGGGCATCTGATCCTGCCTTTGAAGCTGCATTTAAAAAAATAAAGGAGAAATAATTATGTTACTAGCATCATTTGAATCGTTTCTAGGTAGTGTTTGGTTTGGCGTTATGCTTGGTGTAGCCGGATATGTCGTAGGACACGTCTTCCCAATTTCTTCACTTAAGAAGCTATTTGGCAAGGAGTAATAATGAAGGAAAAGCTTAACTCAATGCAGGAAAAGCTTTTGGATTGCCTGATTTCCGATCTTAATGATCCAGACCGACGAACTCCTGGGCTGTATACGGTTGTTCGCGGAGTCCTTTCAGATCACAAGGACCAGGTAAACAGAATTCCAAATGAATCCATAGAGGCCGTGGAAGCAGCAATGAAAGAGGCGGCTCCATTTAAGATTAAGAAAGCAGCATACTGATTATGAAAGTTCCTCAAGAAGTTATAGATGATTTTAGAAACCACCTTTATTTTTGTTTTAAGCACCTTGGCCTTGGGGAACCGACCAAAATTCAGTATGAGATAGCACGAGAAATCCAAGAAGGTCCACGAGACTGCATCCTTGCGGCAGGACGTGGTACTGGTAAGTCTACGATTACGGCTTGTTTAGCAAGCTGGGAGTGGCTTAGAGATCCTAATCTCACCTTCTTGGTTCTCTCAAATACCCAAGGAAAAGCAATTGACTTTGTGTCACAGGCTAGGAAAATCCTATCTGTCGTGCCATACTGTCAGTTCATGATTCCACGGGATGAGGATAAGGATAATGCACTTGGTTTTAACCTAGCGGTTAGAACCAAGTTTA